TAGTTGTTGGTACAAAAACAGCGCATGCGTTGCGTTTGGTTACCAATGACAATTCTGCGGACTCAATGACAATTAACGCTACAGGCGCTGTTGCGTTTAACGGAAACTTTGGTGTTTTAAACCAGATTCTAACCAGTACAGGTAACGTAACACCGCCTGTATGGAGCACACCTTCTGCTATTGTGATTGGTACAGCAACAAACTTAGCTGGTGGTGTTGCAGGTGCTTTACCCTACCAAACTGCACCAAGCACAACAGGGTTCACTGCGGCAGGCTCACCGGGTCAATATCTGCAAAGTAACGGAACAAGCGCACCTACATGGGTAACGCTAGCTGTTGCTGACAATTCACTTCTTTGGTATTTCATGGGTTAAGGATAAATCATGGCACAAACTCCAGTCTCCGCATCAACTATATACAACTCAACTACACCAACAACAATCTACACAGTACCCGCTACTAAGACTGCTGTTGTTAAGGGCGTACTTGCTTCGTCGTTGGTAACTACTTTTGACACAGTTACTTTAAACAAAGTATCTGGTGGCGTTACCTACCCGTTGGTGCGAGGTCAACTATCTGGATATACAAGTTGGACTGCCCAAACAGCTTATCCTGCTGGCGCAGGAGTGCAATCTATTAACTTGTTGCAATCACCAATTACGCTTGCGGCAGGTGATTCAATTTCTATTTCCACAACAGGAACAGCCGCATACAAAACAGAAATAGTTGTTAGTAATAGCAACTATAGAATTGCCAACATTAACTATTTAAACGGAAACTACATTGCTGTTGGACTAGACAATACAACAGGCTATGGTTTAATTTTAACAAGCACAGATGGCATAACATTTACAAGCAGAACATTTACGGCGTCTGTAACATTGACAAACAGTACGTTTGGCAACGGGTATTATGTTGTTTGTAATAAAACAGGTGGAACGATCCACTACAGTACAGACCTGATAACTTGGACTCAAGTATCTTTGCCAAGCGTTTATCCTTGTTTTGCGCTTACATATGGGGGTGGGAAATTTGTAACTGGTGGTGGAAGCGGTTATAGTTACTACGCAACTACTACGCCATTAAGCTGGACGCAGGCTACTTTATTTAATGGTGACACCGTACAATCAATTGCGTATATTGGAACTGATTATTTTTATGGCACTGGAGGTGTTTCATACTACACGTCAGATTTTACAACCTATACACAGCCCTATGTTTATCTTTTGGGTGGAAACTCACAAAGTAAAAATGGGAATTTTGCTGTTACTAATAATAAAATTTTAGCCGTTAATAATTTATTAGCTAATGGTAACCCCAATACTTTTTTAACGTCTTCTCCAACTGGTGCAACTTGGTCAAACGTGACCACTGTTGGCGGTAATAGTTTGGCTACCTACAGTACCTATATCTGTTATACACAAAATGGTGGTCACATGATTTATAGGACTACAAGTGCTGGTCAGAATTACTATTTATATTCAAGCGATGGTGTAAGTTGGACAGAATCGAATACAAGTGGGTTAACTGGAGAAACGCAAACTGCTAATGCACTTTTTAGAGGGGCTTATGACAATACTACAGACACCGCACAAAATAATAAAGTGTTAGGTTATTTTAATACATCACAAAAAAACTTCTTTTGCTATAACCAAAATTCAACTGGTGTACAAAGCACTATACAGTGGCAGTTTGCTTCCCCTGCTTTGGCGGCTGGAACTGTTCAACTTCAATCCTATCCTTGTTTTGTTGGTAACCCAACTGATGGGACTTGGATTGCGCTTGCTTTTTATGCTAATGGTGGAAATATCACAGTTGCACACTGGTACGGGGCTTCTCCAACTCAGCAAGCGGGTGATAGTCAACTTGCTTTCGCATTTGCCAACAATGGGTATGGACAGGGGTACTCTGTCTCTGCGGGTGTTGTTCCCGGTAGTGGTACTTTTTTAGTAGGTACACAAAATGGGTGGGTTATCTCAGGCGGCTACTCTAGTGTAAGCTCCCCGTTGATTCAGTCTGGTGTTTACGGGGCTAACCCTCCCGGAATTACCTTTGGAAATGTATCTGGAAGTAATTGTGTTGGTTTTGCAAGAAGCGGTAATACAAGCACAAGCACCCTTGTTATCTTGTGGGCTAACGGGCAAATTGCCGTAACAACTAATCAATGCGCTTCATTCACTCAAAAATCAATAGGTGCATCTAGCTTTGTAGCAATGTCCACTTTTGGTGGTTCGCCAATTAAATATAACAACGGGATGTTTGTTGCGATAAATTCTTCAGGGCTAGTTTTAACCAGCACAAACGGTCTTGATTGGGTAACAATGCCTGCTGGTATTGAAAGCATTTATTACCTAAATTCTCAAAATGTGTTTTTAAGTAGCGCAAACCTTACTACTTCAGCAACGGGTGTTGTTAGCGCATTTACAGGAAAAACTAACCCCGGTTCTGGTTCAAACCCTACTGTTAATAGAATAGTGTATGTTGGCTCAACGTATTATTTGATGGCCCAAAGTGCGACACTTTACACATCAAGTGATTTGGTTACTTGGTCTTCTAAAGCGTTTAATTCAACGCAAATAAATGATACAACGTACATATCTCTTGAAAGCATGGGAATTGCATACTCTGGTGCAGGAACAACCATTCTGCCAAGCGCCGCAAACATGACACCTGTTAGTGGTCAAATTGGTAAAGCTTTTACGCCAAGTGCTGGTCTTGTTGTTGGCAACGCAACAGCTTCTATCGTTCAAATTGATTAAAGGAAAAACATGACTGAACAAAAAAACCCCGTTGGACATTTGCCAATTGATTTAACTTTTACAGTTGATCAGGTGAATGACATTCTGCACACACTGGCACACTTGCCTTTTCATCAGGTTGCGCCTGTGATGAAGATGATTCAAGACCAAGCAATTCCTCAAGCACAAAAGCATGAGGAAGCCTTAAAAAATGTTTCAGATGTAGTTGAAAAAGCAACGGAGGAAGTATGAAGCACCTTCACATTCATTCATTTATGTTTAGCCCTGAAAACCCGTTGTTGGTTCAGGCAGTCATCCCCTACGATGAAACGCACCAAAATTACAATCCAGAAACAAAAGGTTTTGACGAAAAGTTTCCTTTTGACAAAATTACTTATGTCAATGTAGAAGATAGTGTAGAAGTTGAGCTTAACGACATTGCCACCAAAAACCCAGACAACACTTGGACGTTTACAAAGCCATGAAGATAGAACTTGACACTGATTTGGTAAACCAGATTCTTGGTTATCTTGGAACTAAACCATACCAAGAGGTTTACCAGTTGATTCAAATGACTCAGGAAGCCGCTCGTGCTTCATTGGCACAACAGCAACCAAAAGCTGAATAACCGAAAGAGATAAATGGCCGCAGAAGCAATGACCTATGACAGCCTCGTTGAGGATGTCATTACCTACTCTGAGCGCGACGACACTTCTTTTGTTGCGCAAATTCCTCGGTTGATTATGTTGACCGAGCAGAGCATTGCCGCCCAGATTAAAACCTTGATGCAGTTGAACGTGGTCAACACCACGCTAACTGTCAACAACCCTGTAATTCAAAAACCGGCCCGTTGGCGCAAAACGACCAGCATGAAGATCAACGGTCAGCCTGTGCTTAACCGGTCGATGGACTACGTGACTCAGTTTCAAACAGAGTCAGACAACGGACAACCTCTTTACTACGGAGATTATGACTATGATCACTGGGCTCTTGCTCCAATTCCAGACGATGATTACTCGTTGCAAATTATTTATTACAGCCGCATTCAGCCGCTTGACATCACAAATCAAGAAAATCTTTTAACACGCGAGGCACCTCAGGCTTTGCTGTACGGCACCTTGCTTCAGGCACAGGGCTTTATTAAGAACGCGGACAAGCTTGCAATGTGGAAGGGCTACTACGACGAGGCCATTAACGCACTCAAAGGTGAAGATCAGAAACGCATGATCGACCGCAACGCAACAAGACAGGAACCTTAAATGCCTACATTCACCTCCCCGTTTACCGGGAACGTAATCCAGCCAACGGACGTAAGTTACGAGGCAATTGCGCTATCAGGCACGGTACAACTGTACTGGCCGCAGTACGTCAGCACCGCGGGTCAGCAGGTAAGCGCCCGTATTATTGACGTTGTGTCCGCCGCCGGTGGTATTCTTCGGCTACCAAACGCACAACAGGCGTCGGTCGGCGAAGACATTCTGTTCCGCAACCAAGGCGCTAACGCGTTCACGGTGTCTCGCTCAGACGGCACTGGCTCGTTCACCGTGCCCGTGGGTCAGGCTTACTACACGTACCTGACAGACAACACCACCGCCGTGGGTGTGTGGGGTGTTGTGGCGTTCGGTGTAGGCACGTCCTTTGCAGACGCCGCCACACTGGCAGGAAACAGCACAGCGGCCATTCTAGGCAAGCTAGAGACAACGATCGTTACCAACGAGTACTCCTCGTCCATCACCCTCTCTGACACGTCTCGCGCGCAGTGTTTTGTGTGGACCGGCGGTGCGGGCTCGACCACGTTGCCCTCAGTGGCCTCGTTGTCTGAGGGTTGGTACATCTTGGTGCGTAACAACGGCACCGGCACGTTGACAATCAACACCGCGTCTGCAGGTTCAACCATCGACGGGCTGGCCAGTTTGGCCCTCCCCCTTGGTGACTCGTGCTTTATCTGCGTGAACCAAGACCCTGCCAAACAAGACTTCTTTACGGTTGGTCGTTCACGCCCTAACAGTTTGACGTTCTCTTCTGCCACGTACGACGTTGACGTGGTGGCCGGCGCCACACTGAGCCTGATTACCAATACGCCAATTATTCAGCGCTACACGGCCCTGAGTGGCTCTCGCACAACCAGTTTGTTGGTTCAGTTGCCTGCCGTGACTCAGGTGTACTACCTGCTCAACGACACCAACCAAAGCGGCTACAACGTGACGTTCCAAGTGCAGGGTAGCGCACAGCCCCCCTTTGCTTTACCAACGTCTACGCAGGTTATTGTACTGAGCGACGGTACCAACTTGTACCCACTGCTACAAACCAACGTTGGTCAGTTCTTGGCCAACCGCGGCACCGCGGCTTCTCCAGCTTTCACGTTTACGCTTGACCCTGTGACGGGCATGTACTCACCCAACAACGGCCAACTGGGCTTTGCTGTTGCGGGCACTAACATCGCTACGATGGACGCAACGGCCGGCGTGGGCAACTACGTGACCCGTTTTGTGGGGCGCGTGCAGGCTGACCTGATCTCTGGTGGGGCGTTCTAATGGCGACTGAACCGCCCAAAATCTTCACCCTTCTTGTGAAGCCCGGCATCAAGCGGGACGGCACACGCTTTGAGGCTGACGAATACAACGACGGCAAGTGGGCAAGGTTTCAGCGCGGTAAGGCAAAGAAGATTGGCGGCTACCGCCAAATGTTTGCCTCCCCCACCGGCATCCCCCGTGGGATGATCACCAACTCACTGAACGGCGTTAACTACATCTACGCGGGTAACTACAAGGGCGTTGAGGTGTTCAACACCGGCACCGACCAAGGTGTTGGTGTGGGCCCGTTCCCAATTGAGTTTAGCAAGACCTACGTGGTTGTTCAGGTTAACGTGTCTCCTAAAACAATTCACGTTAAGGGCAACCACGTTGCGGCTTTTCCAAACCCCACAACGTTTTGGGCGTACAACACTTCTGGTGTTCGTACAAACTTCACAACCAACACAACGCCAACGTACCATTCGTCAGGCGCTTACACACAACTTCACCTAGTTTCTATCACTGGCATGCAGACAACGGTGCCGTTTGAGATCTACGTGCCCAATGGTTTTGTCGCAAGCAACCAACACCTGTGGCAGTTTGACATTGCGTATGACTCCACTGGTGTAGGCAATTCCAAACTGTTGGCCCACCCCGGCCACAACCTAGACAACATTGACTCTGGTGTTAACGCGTCACTGTTTGCCGGTAATTTCTTACCAGACCCGACAACAGGCAAGTACATTCTAACTGAGGTGGTTGACTCCACTGGCACAACACCAACGTACCTACCAATTGACGCCAGTGGCGGTGTTGTGGTGTTGCACCCGTTTGTGTTTGTGTACGGCAACTTTGGTTTGTTACGCAACAACAACGTGGTGTTTAACTCGTCCACAGCCAACGTGCAAACGTTCAGCGACTGGAACGGCACACTGGCCAATGAGGTGAACGTGACGGCCGGCAAGATCGTGCGTGGCTTTCCTATTCGCGGTGGTACATCATCCCCCTCTGGTCTCTTCTGGGCCACAGACTCTTTGGTGCGTGTGTCCTTTACAGGCACAACACCCTACTACTGGCGCTACGACACGGTGTCTAACCAGACGTCTATCATGTCGTCTAGCTCTGTGGTTGAGATGGACGGCACTTTCTTTTGGATGGGTGTTGACCGCTTCTATCTGTAC